TAGGTAGTGATGAGCGTCCTGCTGGTCCTGCTGATATTGCAGCCGTTCAAGCTCAATTAGCATCAACTGCAAATGATCCAAATTTAACAATTGTTACACATCATGCTTTTGACTTAGACTGGGTGGGTGCAAGTGGCAAAATACTTACATTATCAAACGAGTTTGAACTTATTAATCAAGAGATATTAGACGGTATGATGATTAATAACGCCTTATTGAATGGAGAAGGACCTGCCTATAGCTCGGCTGCTGTAGGTATAGAAGCAATGATTCAACGTTTAAAAACATTTAGGCAGCAAGTTTCAGAATGGTTACTAGAATCAATTTATATTCCTGAATCTATAAGACAAGGTTTTGTTGAAAAGAATCCAGAAACTGGAGAAGATGAAGTAGTAGTTCCAAAGATAAAATGGAATTCAATGCATCTTAGAGATCAGCAACAGGATAAGACATTTGCTATTCAATTATATGAAAAGGGATTATTAAGTGCGCAAACTGTTCTTGAATTATTTGATTACGATCCTGATCAGGAAATAGAGAGAAAGAGATATGATTCTCTTCAAATGATTGCTTTGGGTCAGGGTGGAGCTGGTGGGGCAGGTGGGGCAGGTGGTGGTATGGGTGGAATGCCATCATTAGGTGGTATGGGTGGTGGGGAGCCTCCAATTGGTGGTCCTGGTGGTGGAGAAATGGGTGGTCCTGGTTCTCCTCCTGGCGCACCTCCCTCTCCTGTAGGTGGTGGAGTAGGTGGACCTCCAATTTCAAAAGCATCTTCTATTTCTGCTGTTGAAGCAGATCCAGGTCAATTTGGTGGGATGGTTCTCAAAAAGAAAACTAGAGAAAGAGTTGAAAGAGAACGTCAAAGACAGCAGCAACAAAAGCAACGTGAATTTTTACAACAGCAAAAAGCCCAAAATGCATCTTCTGAAAGTGGAATAAATGGTCAAATGAGGGATGAAAAGGGAAGAATAGTAAAAACAGGACTTGAAAGAGAATTAATTCCATTGTTAAAGCAGGCACAAAAAGATGGTCTTTTAAAAGGTGTTATTTTCCAGATGCAATATAGAGTTACTAGTGGAGAAGAAGAATATGTAATAGATTTTGCAGTTCCTCAACTTAAGATTGGAATAGAAGCAGATGGAGAAGTTTTCCATAGTTCACCAAAGCAGAAACAACATGATGATGAAAGAGATTTATTATTGGCGCAACAGGGTTGGACTATAAAAAGATTTTGGGATAAAGAGATTGAAAATGAGCCACAGAAAGTGGTACAGGAAATTATACGTATAGTTATGCAGAAACAATTAGCTATACAGAATCTATCAAAAAACAAAGAAGAGCAGAAACAGGGATAAACAAATTAAGAAAGTTATATCTAAACAAAGGGAAAAACACTTTTTTTGTTGAAAATAAAAACAAGAATGGTGTTTTTTTATTATTGGGACTAATATGTATTTAACAGCAAAAGAAAAACTAGTAGAAAAGCATATCTCATGGTCTGAAAAATATACAGATAAAACAGCTTTCTTAAAACGCCAGTTTAAAGATGTGGTTGGTCCGGGGAGTTATTTTCGTTTTGAAGGTAAATCTCCTGAAGGTGATGAATATTATTGTATTATTGGTCCTGCCAAGGTGCATGCTCCAAGAGCGAAATTTTTTGCAGGAGTGAGAAAGCTACCGGCAACTTATTCTGCTGGTGGGAAATATTTTGACAGTATGGATAGTGCTGCAACATATGCTAGAGAGACATGGGGGGTTCCAACTCCGCATGACTTAAAGCCATATACTTCAGCGCAATTATATGGTATAAGCCAGAAAGTTTTAAAATGGAAAGAAGAAGATAGTGAGGATAAAGAAAATGAAAAAAGTGTTTAACCTTAAGAAGTCTTTAGAATATATTAGAGAGGCTATGGCTGGTAAAAGGAATGTTTATAAAGATCCTTTACAATGGTGGAAACTTGATGAAATAGAAAATGGAGATCCATCATGGAAGGAGTTAGTGGAAGGAAATCCAGAAAAGGGATTAAGTCCTAATAATAGTCTTATTAATTCTCTAGCTGACGCCAGAAACGATTATTATAGAAGAAAGTTGCAATTTCGTGCTCGTTATGGTGTTTCTGACGATCAAGTTTCCAGTTTTTATAATATGTATATTGGTTATGCTCCTACGGTGGGCATGAGGGCAATGCATATTGGACCTTATGTTGCTAATGCTGGACCTTGGAAAAGGACGATAGAATTACTTAAAAAAGGTTCTAATAAAGCATTAACTCCAGAAAATTTACTTGCGATATCAGAATCTATTCCTATGCCAGATTTGACTCCTGATTTTGATATAAAGTCCCCAGAAAACAGAAATAGTGCAGAGGCAAAAGAATATAAAAGAGTGCTAAGGTTAAAAAGAGGAATTCTTGAGGTTCGTGCTGACATACAGAATAAATTCAACTATTTCGTAAAGACTTACAATAGAATAGCACGAAAAGACATGAATAAAAGTGTAAATATATATTTGCAGAAACTTCTTAATTCTGTTGGTGTGATGTTTACAGAAGACGATCTTGGGGTTATTATCAAATCTTTTCCTCCAGATAAAGTTGGTCAGTTAGAGGGAAGAGTTATGGGGTGGATTGATACAAAGTTTAATTCTATTAATCCAGAAACTCCAGAAGGTCAAAGTTTAATGAATAATAATAATCTTTTGGGAGATGGTTCATTTTTAACATTGAACCAAAAAGGAATAAACAAATTACTACAAAAAACAGCACAAGATGGAAACTGGCAAGATTTATATGAGCAAGCAATCCATATAATTTCTCAAGAAAACGGAAAACCAGTTGAAGAAACTAGAAAACTAGTTGCAGAGGATGACAATTTCTCAAAATTGTTTCTAGAACAGCTTCAAAATATCCAAGAGGAATTAAAAAAAGCAGGTGATTTTAGGGCAGATTTTCTTGATGTTGCTTTGGATAAAAAACCAAAAAATCCTCCTAAGGTAGGGGCGCAACAAACATCAACAAATAGAATTAGTAAATCTCAATGGTCAGTTATTGAATTTAATATAGATGTTCTAGAATCTATATTAAAACTAGGAACAGATGATCCCAAAATGATAGCAGATGATCTTAATGTTTCAAGAAAAATACATAAAACAATTGCGAAAGGAAAATATAATGCAGATTTAGTTGGTCCATGGATTGCAGCAATTAAATCAGAAGATCAAAAAATACAGAAATTAAAAAAGAAAAAACAAAATAGAAGCTATCAGGAGATTTACGATTCAACTAAAAAAGAATTAGAAAATATGCATGAAAATGAAAGGTTGAGGGATGCTGGTGTTCCAGAAATATCAACTGCTTATAGATATGCCACTCTTTCATACATGAAGTCTCCATTAGAATATATTGACCCTAAAACTAATGTTAAATTTGGATTAGTAGATGTTCCAAATATGTTTGCTAGAGAAGGAGATTCTGATATTCCAATTAATGCAAAAACTATGACAGAATTGAGAATGAATAGGGAATCAAAAGTAACAGAAGGAGAATTAAAAAAGGTTCTTAAAGAAGAGATTCAAAAAGAAATTGGAATTATGGAAGGTGGAATGCAGGCAAATAAAGAGACCCTTGATATTACAGAAGTAAAAGAATCTCAATTGTCAGAAAATGAATTAGCACATTCAACTTCAGAAGGTGAAAGCGAAGAAGATATATCCGATACACCTACAACGGAAGTTCCGGTTAGTGAAACCGCAATTCCTGAACAAGAATTTGATATTACAGAAATTCCTCAAGAAAAAATCCCCCCTGAAGATCCAAATGATCCAAATGATCCAAACGATCCACAAGCTCCATCAGAAGAAGAGCCTATCCATGAAGAGGAACAGCCAGAAGAATTTGATTTAAAAAAATTGTTTGGACATACACTTAAAAGTTTGATTGTTATGGCTAGAGATTTAGATTCTCAAGGAAAAGAAAATGCAGCAGAGGAAATTCATAAAATAATTAGGAAATATCAAGGTAATGTTTAAGGATATAATATTATGTTAACTAAAAAAGCAGATTTTGCATTTACAGATGTTCATGCTGTAAATATTTCTGATATCAATACCCAAGGCGTATTAATGCGAACTGCATCCGCTAATCGTATTATTATTGAGCCCGGTAGTGAAAAGTCTAAAATTATTGAAGCAGAAGTAAAAAAACACCCAAATGCATTATTTTTTAGAGCTAAAGCTATCGAAGCAAATAAAGCTAATACTAATGGTGATTATTTTTCAGAAGAAGAGCTTCTAAAATCTTATAAATCTTTTGAAGGGGTTCCTTTTTTCACAAATCATAATAATCAAAATATAGAAAATGCAAGAGGTAAGCTAATTCACGCAGAATGGATTCCAGAAGAAAAAGCTGTTTATGTGATAGCATTTGTAGACAGAGATGCTTATCCAGATATTTGCCGTGGTATAGAACACGAATATGTGACTGGAACCAGTATGGGATGCAGTGTTGAATATTCCACCTGCAATATTTGCAATAATCGTGCAGAAAAAACAGAACAATATTGTCACCATATTAAAGAAAGAAAAGGAAGAAAATTTACTGGAACCGCTAGAGATGTTATTACGGGAGAAAAAAGAACATTCAAAGACGAACCAGTATTTGAATATAATTTTGGCCTTAAGTTTATAGAATTAAGTGCTGTAGTAGATCCAGCTTGTCCTTCATGTCATATTCAGGGAATAATTTCAAATAACGATTATCTTGCTAAAGTTGCTCAATTAGAGAACGATTTGTTTATGGTTAAAACAGCCGCCATAGAAAAGAAAGCTAGTCAAGAAGAAATACAACAAATTGATGGTGTATTACAAACATTAGAAACTATTGCAGTTAGTTTAATAAAAAATAGAAAACAAGTTGAAATGGAGTTTGCAAGTGATTTAGTTGATATTTTATCTCAACTTCAAACTTGGATGGATGAATTAGTTGGTGCAGGATATGGTAATTTACCTAATGCTCCAGTTCCAGGAACAGTTGGTAATGCTCCAGAAGGTACGCCTGCTCCACAAGGTGGAGTTCCTACTCCACCGCCAGTAGATCAGGCAGGTGCGTCAGTTACACCAATGTCATCTGAATCTCCAGTTGGTAGCCCAAGTGTTTCCGGCGCTCCGGGTAAACCATTAGTACAGGGTCCAAAATTACCTATTACAACGCCTATAAAACCAAGAGCAGCAGATACAAGTGACAATAGGACTATTCAAAGAATCGCAGATATTTCATGCACTTCGAAATATATTCCAAATATAGAAAAAAGAGATATTACTGGCAACGAAATTATACGTAAAGCTTCTATATTATGTGGGAATCTTAATAAATCAGGAGACATTGATATGGGAAAAAGACGAACAATTACAGCTAAACATCAAGAAAAAAACAAAGTTATGGAAATATTATCAAGTTCGTGGAAGGAAAAACAAGACTTTTTCGAGTATATAAAACAAATGCCATCTATTCAAGATAATGATAATAGAGTGGTTATTAATAAAAGAGATGACTCTTTTATAGTGGTTGGTGAAAGCAAAAGCAATCCTGATAATAAGATTGTTTGGACATACGAAGATCTAACAGATGACGATAAGAAGATGATACAGGCGTCACCGCAAGATGCGTCTGTGAAGTTTTTGGAGCTATTTTCAGAAAAATCTAACAAGCAGAAAGAAGGAGAAAAAATAATGACAGACATTAGTAAGAATGCGGGGGCTACAACTGTAAATCCAGTTCCTCAAGAGGTTCAGGAAGCACAATTGAGACAGAAGGGTTTGTATCATAGTCGTACTGAAACCGAACAAAATCAGGTTACTCAAGCTCAATTAGAGAAATCTAGAAAAGGTGAAAAAGACTATCTTACCGAGAAGCAGCTAAATGATCCAGAGCTTAAACTTAATCCAAGAACGAATGAAGAAGCTCAGGAAGTTCAAGAAGCACAGCTTAAGCCTTTAAGAGAGGATAATGATAGAAATACAATTACTCAAGATCAGCTTAAGAGTCAGAGAAAGGATTCTGAGCCTGAAGTTATAACCCAAAAGCAATTAGATGATCTTTCTGCTCCTTGGGCTAGAACAGCCGATAGAGATCCTACTCTTTTCAAGAGTGCCGCAGACCATATGAAATCTGTTATTAACGTTCTTGCTGAATCAGTAATGTCAGCAGGATGCACACCAGAAGAAGTTTGCGAGGTTGCTGCATCTTTAGTAGATTCTACTAAGAATCGTGTATATCTTGCTTCATCTATTCTTGCAATATCTGACGATAAAGAATCAATTAACTATGGAAAGAGAATTGCTTTCTGGAACAACAAAAATCTAAAGGTCGCTTCTACTGGCAAGAAAGAAATTGCACAGCTTGTAGTTGATGGACTTAGAAAGGTTGCTTCCGATAAGTCTATTAATCCAGATATATTAATTGAGGCAGTTGATGTTATAAGCGAAGGTATTGAAGGAATTACTGGAGTAACAAAGAGAATCGAAGAGAAAGTAGCAGAATCCAATTCTAGTAAGATTTCTCAAGTTAGTCGTAAGTCCGAATTGCGTGCTGCTTTAAAAACAGAAACATTACCAACAAAAGAAGAAAGAGATTCGCAAAGAGATTCCATTTTAGAATCTGCAATTTCTCAAGATTCAAAAATGAGAAGGGAAACAGAAAGAAAATCTTGGGAAAAAGTTATTAATAAGGAAGCTGCAAAAGATGCAAGTTATATGATTGAAACTTCTTTTGGAGAAAGCAATCTAAAGAAAAACGATCCAAGCTTTAAGAGTGGTATTGTTTCTTTTGCTAGAGGCGCACTTGCTTCTCAAAACTTAAAATTGGCTGCTGTTACAAATGTAACAATTAGCGGTGATACTATTCAAATTGCTGTTCAGACTGATGAAGGCGAACAGGAAGTTCAAATCCCAGTTGGTGACGATTCCGCACCATCTATGGACGAAACAATTCCAGAAGGCGATATGAGTGGAGAAGGATTGGAAGGTAGTCTGTCTACCCCACCAACACCTCCTGCACCAGCACCCGCATCTGCACCTACCGCTATGGCTTCTAATAAGTCTGGTAAAAAAATGAGTAAAGTTGCTCAGGCTCCTATGGGTGGTGGTATGCCAGGAGCCTCAGGTGGGGCTCCAGGTGGGGCTCCAGAACAGGGATTGCCCGGTCCTGCACCAGATGGAGATGCTATTCAGTCTCTAACACAGGATACCCCTGAAGATGCCGCAGCAGAGGGTGCAGAAGATGTTCCTACTGTTGGCGAACAACAAATGCCTTGGACAATTTGTCCTGAGTGCGGAAGCGCAGATGCAGATGTTTCCAATGAAGAAGGAAACATTAATGGTAAATGCAATAAGTGTTCTGCTGAATGGGAAGGTCTCATTCAGAAAAATATTCAGTTCAAGATTACTAAACCCACTGTTAGCGTAGGTAAGCCTGCTGGTGCAGAGGGTGAAGGTGCTCCAGAGGCTCCTGCTGAGACTCCTGAAGTTCCTTCTCTTCCAGTTGCAGCCCAAACTCGTATTGACAAGGGTTCAATTGTAAGAATAGCCGAAAACAAGAAACAATATGGTCATGTATGTCCCGCTTGTGGACAGAAGAAATGCAAGACTTCTAGTAACAGTAATGGACATTCAGAATATGTTTGCCCATCTTGCAAAACAGAAGTTGTTAAAGATATAATGATTAGTGCAAATGATCCTTCTAAGAGCTATATGAGAGTTCGTTGGGATATTAAACCCAATACTGGTTGCAAGGGATGCTCTGAAGAAGTAGCTAAATTTGCTTCTAAGATTAAAGTATCTCAAATGCTAAGAACCGCAGCAGCCAATAAGGATTCATTCCCTATGGCTAACTGCATAGAAAGAATGGCAAGACAATATGGTGGTAACACTGTTGCAACCTTTGGACCTTGCAAGGGTAAATTGGTAGCTGACTGCGTATGTAAAGATCTACAGAGATTAGGTTTCTCTAAGATTAAGGATATGGTTAGACTAGCAAATGCATCTATGCAGAAAGATCCAATGGATGAGTGTCTTGAAGAACAGCAAAAGAAAGGCCATAAGGTAAAAGAAGCAAAACATATTTGCAACTGTCTTAAGAAAAAGTTTGCTTCTGAATTAGCTGACAACATTTATGCTCATGCATTTGGTAATGATATTGTTGACGGTAAAGAAGATAGAATATCTTCAAAAGACTTGACAACACTATATGTTCTAGCCAAAGAAGAGGAATTAGAAGTTGCTAAAGCTAAAATCGCTGCTGAAGAGGCTGCTGCCGATGTTGATATCGGAACTGCCCTACCCCCACTAAAGGAAGCTGAAGTAGAGGTGGAAATTGTTAAGGAAGCTGGAAAGAAAACTTCTAAGGCTAAATCCGAAACAGTTGTTAAAGAAGCAAAAGGATTCTTCTGCGATAAATGCAAGAAACCATGCAAAGTATGTGAGTGTCCTAAAGATGGAGGAGATGACAAGGACAAGAGCAAAGATTCAGATTCAGATGAAGGCGAATCAGATGAAAATAAAAAGGAAGCTATGGCTATGAATGGACAAAGAATTAGATCAGTAAATGAGGAGGTTTTTAATATGGCAAGTGTTAAAACAGCTAGTACCCCTACAAAAGTAGAGAGTATTGAAGGAAACGTCGAAGCAGGCGTTCCTCGTAAACAGGCATATATGGGCGAAGAAGCAAAAGCTGATTCAATGATTAATAAAACCCCTAAGAAACCTGAAGTTCCTCGTAAAGATGCCTATATGGGTAAAGAAAGAGAAGCTGATTCTATGATTAATGCTGATTTGAAATTGCCTGATGTTGCAGTAAACAGTTCTTATATGGGTAAAGAAAGAGAAGTTCAGAAAGGTATGCCTGCAATCAATAATGAGATTAAGGGAACTGTGATTGCAGATTCCGTAGAGTTGACTATTAAAGATGGCAAAATATCACATGTAGCAAAACAAATGAAGGAAGTTGATACAGTCGAGAAAGATGTTGAAGCAGGCGTTCCAAGATCTGATGCTAAAATGGGTGAAGAATCAAAAGCAGAAGGTCATATTAATGCTCCTAATAAAGGACCAGATGTCCCTCGTAGCGATGCATATATGGGCAAGGAAAAAGAAGCCGATTCAATGATTAATGAGAAACTAAGTGGTCCAGATGTACCAATTGACAATGCTTATATGGGGCATGAAAAAGAAGTACAGAAAGATATGCCGGGTATCAACGACGAAATGTTGAAACAGGTAAGAATGCAAAGAGAAGATCAGATGAATAAGATTGCAGCCGCAAGAGAAAAGCAAGCCACTAAAGTAGCTTCTTGGCTCGTAGGCAATGGTAGAATTCCAAATGATCTAGAAGCTTTTGAAGCAACTGTTAAGGCATTAAGCGCATTTGAAATTGATAAGATCGTTCAAGTAGCTAGTGTATTATTCCCTTCTAGAACAGTCAAGACTGCCGCAACTTCTACACATGAAGTAAAGACAGCTTCAGATTCACATTCAATTCCTGCAATCATAATGGAATCAAAAAAATCAGATGACTCAAGCGATTTTGTTAAAAAATTAGCAGGAGCATTTACAGTAGGAAATACAAAGTTTGATCATGATCTTACGGTCTACGGAGAGAGATCTAAGTAACTAAGTAATTGAAAAAATGAATAAAACCCTTGAATTTTCAAGGGTTTTATTTTTAAGAAAAATTTTTTAAAAAAAGTGAAAATAAAAAAAGGATATTTTTATATTTTTATAGAATAAATAAAATATAAGTTGGCAAAAGGCAATTTAGTACAATGGAAGAATTAAGATGGTGTATAAATCGTTAATGCGACGAATAATGATAGATAAATTTAGATGTTAGAATATACTAGCCAATTGTAGTAGAGTGAAGTAGAACAAAAAGAATAAGGAGAAAATTAACATGGCTCTAATAGAAATGTTTCATGTAGTAGCTGCTGAGAGACCTGTTGCCTCCGGTCAAACTATTAAAGAAGGTCAGGTTGTATCTTTAAATACATCTGGCGAAGTAGTGATTCAAGGGGTATCTAATCCAACGCCTTACGGCTTGGCAGGTGATACCAAATCCACAACTGCTTCTTCAATGCCCGGAATTGCTTCTGGTTGGCAGAATCGTGTAAGTGATTATTTCGATGAGACAAAGGCATCTGCAAAGATGACTGTGTATCATAGCGGTGGTGAGTTTGCTACCGATCAATTCGCATCTAATGTTGCATCTGCGGCAATTATGGCTCCTCTATATGCACTAAATGGTGTTTTAGAGACCGTAACAACCCAGTCTGCTATAGTTGTAGCTTATCTTGCCAAGGCTGCTGGTACATATCCTTCGGGAGTACCTGGTGTTGACTTGAATGGTGATCAGGCTCTTACTGGCGAAAACAGTAATACGTATTGCGAAATCAAGTTGGTTATCTAAGTTTACTTTATAGGCTTTAAACCCCCCTATAAGAACTTTAAAAAGGAGAAAATAAAATGGCTATTGATAAAAGAGCAGTAAATGCCGAAAGAGAAGCGTTAATCGCACAGGCACTTGAAACTCCAGAAGGTCGTGTTGCATTGGCTCAGGCTATGGTCGAACCAATCCGCAGGGCTCTAGAGTATCAGGCTGTTGGTCGTAAACTACTTATGGTAGATGAACTTCCACAGGGTGCATACGCACGTTATGAAAAAGACGTTAGGGCAACCGCATGGGTAATTTCCCGTCGCGGTGCTGTACCTGACATGATCATCGAAGGTGAGGAAGTTTTGGTTCCTACTTTCGAAATCGCAACTAACCCAACAATTCGTTTGTCTGAAGTTAAAGCACGTAGATTCTACATCGTTGACCGTGCCCAAATCAAGGCAAAAGAAGCCATCCAGAAGGAAGAAGATTTAAACATCTTTAATGCTGTAAACGCTTCAGTAGACGCTGCACATACAGTAGTTTCAACTGGTGGAACATTAACCGTTCAAGCCCTTAATCAGGCTTTCGCAACAATCGAGCAACATGACCTTACTGTTGGTAAGATAGTAACTCACGCTCTTCGTTATGCGGATATTCGTAACTGGGGTAAGACCGTTTACGATGAGGCAACTCAGAAAGAAGTATTGACAACTGGTCTATTTGGTCACATCTTTACAGCCGACATCCATGTTAGCTCTAAGTGCCCAACAGATACAGTGTTCCTACTTGCCCCCGCAGAGTACGTTGGTGCTTTCCCTGTTCGTCAGGACATCACCGTGTTGCCTGCTGATGACCCCAAGAAACTTAGGTTGGGATGGGTAATATACGAGGAAGTAGGTATCGTTATCATCAACTCATATGCAGTTGCTAAGGTAACAGTAACCGCTGGTTCGTAAGTATAACTGATAGAAAATCTAAAGAACCCCTGAAATTTCAGGGGTTCTTTTTTTTCTTGAAATATTTGTATAATATAAGTGTTTGAGAATAGGATTAGATCGTATATGAGTTGAGTTAAAAGGAAACTCAAAAGTTTGTAATAAAATGAATAAAATTTGCACAAAATGTTTAGTTGAAAAGACTTTAGATGGTTACTATTTTGTTGATAAGGAACATACTAAAATTAGGCCAACGTGCAAAGAATGCGACAGGGACTATAATAAAACAAATCAACATAGACGAAGGAAATATTGTCAAAAATGGAGAAATCGAAATAAAAAATCAACACAAAAATATAACCAAAAAGAAATAGAAAAGAAAAAGGTTGTTAAATTAAAAGCAATTGAATATAAAGGTGGTGGGTGTGTCAAGTGCGGATATAAAAAATGCGAAGCTGCATTAGAGTTTCACCATTTAGATCCAAAAGAAAAAGAATTTCTAATTTCGTCAAAACATTGCAATTGGGATATTATCAAAAAAGAATTAGATAAATGTATTTTAGTATGCTCGAATTGCCATAGAGAAACGCATAGTCGGTAAAAACGTAAAAACGTAAAAACGTAAAAACAACCCCAGAAATCATAAGCTGTTAATAACGGAACGGTAGTTAATAGATTAGACTATTAGTATCTAATTGAAATTCCGAAAACCCTCAGAGAAATCTGATGGTTTTCTTTTTTGTAAAAATATTGAAAAACTAGATGTTTTTCATTCGTGTTTTAATAATTTAAACAATGAATCGCAATGACTACATTAATTCTTTAATATGGGATAATTATGCAACAAAATTATCTTGTAATATCTGTCAAAAAATATATAATGTTAAGCGGCAAACATTATTAAAAATAACCAGAGAATATTGCAAAAGAAATGGATCTATAGAAGGTTTTCAATATCGCTGTAATAAATGTAATCCTAGTGGGAAAGAATGTGGTAAGTGGAAAGGTGGCAAGGTAAAAAGAAGACAATATATCGGAATACATAGAGAGAATGTCCCAGAAGAATATAAATCAATGTGTATAGATGGTGGATGTTATGTTTTAGAGCACAGATTAGTTGTTGCAATGAGAGAGAAAAGATGTTTATTGCCAACCGAGCATGTTCATCATATAGATTTAAATCCAAAAAATAATTCTTCAGATAATTTGCTATTAGTTAATTCTTGGACTCATTGTTTAATAACAAAACTAGAAAAGATAATTAAAGAAAAAGATATTGAAATTAAAAAATTAAAAGAAATTGTTGGTTTAGGGACTTGTTCAACTGTATAATATTAATCAATATGCATTTTCTTCATAATAATCTAACATGGAAATCTTTTTTATCTACGATGACGAAAGATATAAAAGAAAGCAATGGCATTTATTCTTGGAAAGTAAGGAATAATACGAGCATAGTAATTTCTAGACATGTTTTAGAATCAGATATTGACTATCTTAGCAGTTTTATCCCGTTTTCAACATATTACCTACCTGAAGAAGACATTAGCGTATTAAATTCTTATTTCAAAATAAAAAAGGCAAGAGAAGACAGTGTGGTTATTCCTATTGAAAATCTTTCTTTAAAAGGTAATAAATTTGGTAGAATACGATGGGCAGTAAACCATAATTCAAAAAAGAATTTTACGATAACCAATAATCTATACGAATATGAAGATTTATTAGAATTTATAAATACGTGGGATGAAACATCAGGAGATAAATATTTTCAAGTAAGAACTGGTAAAAACAAGTATTTTTTTAAGAATTTATTTCATAAAGAGGGTATTTCTGTTTTTGTATATGATGTAGATAGGCTTATTGGATGGGGAGTTTTATCAAATCCAGATAATAATGGATATAGTTCTTATGTATTGGGTAAAGCATTATGTTTAGAATATAGTGGATTGTCTGAATACGTTGACATTAAAGTATATGAAGAAGGGATTAAAAGAGGAATTAAATTTGTTAATTTAGGAGGAGGAAGTAATAATGTTATTGGTTATAAATTAAAGTTTCCTGGAGCTTATGCCTTAAAAACATTTGATGTGAAGGTCAGTGGAACCATATGAAATATAAAGAAATAATAGAAATAAATGGGCAAAAGATGACAAAGCAATACATTGCTTCTTTGAATAAAGAACAAAGGATTGCTTTAATTGATCCCATGTTTAATTATTTTAGAGAATTGGGGTGGATGTTGCCAGATTTCGATCCAGAAACGTTAAAAAAAGAATATCAGAGATTAGTTAATTTTTCTCCGGATATAAGTGTTAATGAAGCATATAACAATACTTCTATGGCTACTTGTATATGTCAATATTTTTACAGAAAATCTTTTTATAGTGTTACGGATAGAATAAGAGATAAAATTAAACCAACCATGGAAAAAAACTTTCTAAACGATGATATACTAAAAAAGATGTGCAGGAATAGATTGGGAATAGAATGGTACGAGGATGAACCGTTATCAACATTTAATATAACTCCCAAAATGTTAATGTACCAGTGTCAACGCAGTATGAGATTAATTCCTGGTACAACCATGTTTAAACCATCTATTGCTAAATTAATTTATTTGAAATATAGTCAAGAAAATGATTTGTGTTATGATTTTTCTATGGGATTTGGTGGTAGGGCATTAGGTGCTATTAGTTGTAATAGAAGATATTTAGGGATAGATCCATTGACTTATTTAGAAACCCAAGAAATGATGGAATTTTTCAATATATCAAAAGATAAATACGAATTAATTAATGGGTGTTCTGAGGATTATATTGGTGATGAAAATTCTATAGACTTTGCATTTTCCAGTCCTCCTTATTATGACCAGGAATACTATAGTTCTGATGTTACCCAAGCATATAATAAGGGAGAAGACTATTTTTATAACACATATTGGGCAAAAACATTAGTAAACATAAAACGTATGGTAAAACCAGATAAATTTATTGCATTGAATTTAGGTATTAATTATGAAAGAATGTTTAATATGGCGAAGGAAGTATTTGGAGAGCCTATAGAAACATTTAAATTAAGAACTATTAGGTCACATTTGAATAAGACTGGTAAAGAAAACGCTACAAAATACGAACCAGTATATATATTCAAAAAATAATAGGTTTTTCAACTAGGAAATAGTCAGAAAAATCTAGAAATATATTAGTATGAAAATATATAAAACATCTAGTATCTCTCCTTCTGAAGAAATCAAAATAAATGAAACAAAAAGAATTCGACTATCTATTCCAAGTGGAATATCAAAATATTTAAATGAGATTAGGAGTCTTCAGCAAGAAATGGTTGGAGTTATCAATCAATCTGACTTTACCAAGTCGCCATTAGAATTAGAACATGTTTCTGAATTAAACAAATTAGTAAAAATGGCACAAGAGAAAGCTCAAAAATTAATACAATATTTAAAATATTTAGATAGTATGCTGAGCAAAGGCGTTCAACAAAAAACTCAAGACTCTCTTAATCCCATGATATAATAAGGTTACGGCAACGGATTGTTTATAATCGTGTCAATTGATTTACCGTTAATATAAAAATAACATAAATACTAGGCAACAGTCAGAGAGATCTAGAAATAGATTAGTATGAAGATATATAAAATAGCAGATAATGGTTCTAGGGTAACATTATGCAATTATATTATTCCGGAAGACATTTGGCAAGAAGCGTTGGAAGTATGTGGTGGACTATTTTCAATGAATTCCAAAGGTTCATTGGCTTATGCGTTTAAAATGTCAGCAGATAAAAAAGACATTAGTACAGGGATGTTTATTGACAGTACACAATTTGTTTCATGGAATGATATGACTAAAAAAGTTGACAGGGTTAATCCATTAAATAGTGATAAATGGGATGGATATATTGTACTAGATCAAATGAGATTGGACACTTTACTTAATTTGGTAACAGAAGATCAATTTGGATTAGTAAATGACGAAGAGATTTATAGAGAACTTGGGTTAACCAAATGAAAATATTAAGGGGGGAATAATGAAAATAAAATTAAGTAAAAGTCAATGGGAATTAGTTGGAAGAAAAGCGGGATGGATGAAAAAATCTCAAATTAATGAAGGAGCGAAATCGCATATCGAAAAGGCCAAGCAGCTTTCTACTCAAGCCGAAATAATAGAAGGTAATTGGGAAAATATCGGTGGCAATGGCATGCGGAAATTTAATCGTGTAAAAATTGGAGATATTATTCTAGAAGGTTTGATAAGAGAAATTAGGGGTAGAAAACGTAAAAACCCAATACAAACTTATTTTAATAACGATTTTGTAGATGGTGAAAATATAGAGTGGTTAATATTGCAAAACCTGCGAGTTGGATTCATTAAATAACCAATGGTTCCTAATTGGTAACTGAATAAAGTTAAAAAACTTTGTATTTTTTTATAGGCAATAGTCAGAGAAATCTAGAAATATAACCAAATGAAAATATGGAAAATAGCAGATAAATTATCTACAAATGATATAGTTTCTGATTCAAAATTTCTATCATGGTTTCAAGGAAGCAAAGTTGTGGATGAGAAAGGAAATCCAAAACGGGTTTTTCATGGAACTAATCAGAATTTTCCTCAATTTGTTCATAAATATAAAGGTAGGAATACTCAGACCGTATCTTCTAAAATGGGGTTTTTTTTCACAGAGGATATTACAGAAGCAAAAGACTATGCTGATTTATCTGCAAAGTATCAAATTACAGACCGTGAATTTGTCGAAAAGAAAGAAAAAGAATATTTAAGAAGAATTGAGAATGCGGAAAGGGTTGGAAATTTCGATTTGTCAGAGAAACTTATAATTGAAATGGAAGATCTTTCGTTGGGTAAAATAAGGGAAGAACCATCTGGACAAAGAATTGTTTCAGTTTATTTAAAGGCTTTAAATCCATTGGTTATTAACAATCCTATGCCCTATGTAAATGATTGTATAAGGCAAGCTATAAAACAAGGTAATGATAGTGTTCAATTTTTAGGAATAAGTGATAACCCATTTTGTTTTCAAAAAGAAGCTCCTAGAACGAATCAATGGGTTGTTTTTAGTCCTAAACAAATATGGATAAGTGATAATAATTTTTCTATTTTACAAGGCAGACATGAAAATACATAAGGTTTCCGATAGTGATATAGTTACTAATTTTAAAGGTATTCAAGAACATACTTTGTGGGAATATAAAAGTTCTTTGGAACTTATAGCAAATCAAGCCATTAATATGACTGAACCTGATACCATTAAACAAGCAAGAGATAATTTGTTGGGGCTTGCCAGATTAATATTGAGTTCTTGTTCTCGTCATGATATTAAAGTTACATAATTAAATGCTTTCTATAAAAACATCTCAAGATTATAATTTAATTGGACACAATCCAAGTGATAGTAATCCAGTTATATTATGGCTAATTACTGCTGATGGACAATTACACACTAAAGAAATAAAAGCTCCTTCAACACATGATGGATGGGATTTATTTATAAATATGCCTATGGATAAAAAAATGGCCCAAGGTAGGTTTGATACTGTAAAAAAGATTTGCACGATATATCATTTTCAAAAGTTTTCACAGCAATATATAAAAAACGAATTAAAAGATAAATTTGGATATGATATATCTTTTCGTGAATTCAATTCAAGTTTATACAATTATGCATCATTTAATTGGTACAAAATAGCAAAAGATATAGGACTAAACAATATGATTAATACATCACCAAAGATGGTTACTTTTGATATTTATATATCTAAGCAATATTTCCCTAAAGAAAAATGGCCGGATAAAATTTGCAATGATGCAATGTATTCGTGGAGAATAAAAGCACCATATGGCAAACGAAGCGAAGCGGCAATGAAAGTATGGGAAGAAAATAAAGAAAAGATTTTATCTGAAGTTAATCCATGGATTAAAAGAATTTCGTTAAATGTTAGTGGTGGAACAGGAATGGGATCTGTTGAATTCGCGGAAAGACTATCTCCTATTCAAGTGCATCCGTTTTTAAAAATATAATGAAGATATGGAAAATAGCATCATTTATACCAGTTGTTCCTAATATTCCTGATGGGATAGGTGTTATACCAATTCCTGCTGATCATATTCGTTTATACCATTACACAAAAGGCAATCCAGAAGACA